TGAGTCGGTTTCCAATGCCATTCCAACCGTAGCGGCCACAGGATTTGTGACCGAAGTCCAGCCGTATTGTGGAGTGGTTATTAGATTTATTGCGCCTATCCCTGCAACGACGTTACCCGCCGTTTCGCAAGTAACTGTGACATTAAGAACGCCGCCAGTCGGAATGACTGAGTTTAACGGCAAATCCCATCTATACCCTGCGCTGTCGGTTACAACACCTGCAGAAATCACAGTGCCGTCTATTCCCAAACAAGATACTGAACAGGTGGAGTGTGTCGGAGCGAGTCTTGTCAAGCCATTCAATTTAACTATAGAGTCAAGCCCCACGCCCACCGCAGTCAACGGAGATTGATTGTTGACCGCTAGCTGGCACATTTGCATGGCATCGTAAGTGATAGCCGAGATTGAGGCTATATACTGCATATCCTGACTGTCGTTATCGAGGTAGATGTCTTGACCAAAAATCGTTTGAGCTTGTGATATTAAATTAGCTTGTATATCAGAAAAGGACGGGATATGTAGTCCGGTAGAATCCAGATATGGTGCAAAATATGCCATTTAAACGCTCACCTCCACTGTTCCGAATGCCGTACTTACTGTCATATTTGCTGTGTATTTGCGGTCAGAGTCAAGTACGCTCGTATAAGCCGTTATGCCGGTGACGTTTGGAACTTCCAGAACGCGAGACTGAAACAATAAATCTATCGCGCCCTTATTGCCGAAGCCCGCGATGCTTTGAAAAAACGGAAGCCCGTCATTAAGGTTTTCCCAATAGTCGCCTTTGAATAATCCGAGCTTGGTTTTTATCGCCTGTGCCACCGCTTCCGCGCCCACAACAAAAGATGTATTTCCAAACCCAAAGACATAATCGCCCGTTGGTGATAGTTGCCTATATTTCATTGTTTCACCTCACCACGTATAATCGTTGTTGCAATACATATTCCATTCCACATCACGGATTTTTAAAGCGTAACTATTGGCTGTAAGCACTCCGTTTATATTGACTTTGCAATATGCCTCAAAGTCTTTGCGCAATATGGACTTGTCCGTTACGCCTGCCATTATGTCATCGTACAGGCGTTGACCTGACCTGAAATAGCCCCCACCGAGAGCATAGCAAAAGTCTGTTAAAGCATCAATCTGGTTTTGAGCAAGCGTTACGCCGCTAAAAGCCGACAAAACAGCGGACAAATATGTATGGTTTATATCGTAATTTAACAGTTGAAGTGCCGTTTCTTGTGTTAGCGGTGCGGTAAATCCAGAGGGCAAGACTTTAGAATTGTTCATGTGTCCTATCCCGATGGTCCAGTAGCCTGCAATATCCTGATACCAATTGAGGACACAACCTTCATGGCTTTTAATCAGTTGAAGTAAAGCATTGCTTACGCCTGTGCCGTTATTGTCTCTTGAGGCTGTGATTGAGCCAAAAGTATAGGCTATTGACGGGGAGGCGGCCGCACTCGTTCCAAGCCCCGTTATAGCTACGGCATTCGATAATGCATGACTTCTTAATATTTCTTGATTTTGTGTAGCCGGAATCCCTGTTGTGTCAACTCCGGTTGTGCTTAATAGGCAAGATATGTCATGGTCGCAAAAGACCAGAAGAACCAAAGCTCCTTGCACCGGAGCACCGCCTATGTATGGAGTATCGGGTATTTCGGGGAACTCCTGCCACTTAACAGAGCCGTCGTTATTTACAATTCTCTCGTTGATAATCGGCTTGACGGTTAGCAGTCCGCCGACAGTGTCTACTGCGGTCACAACTCCTATTGTTGCGACTCTCAAGTCTGAGAATATACTCTCTTTGAATTTATCGAAAACCACTTCTTGACTTCCGCTGCGCTGTGGTATGGTAAGCATTTAATCACCTTCTAAAATAGACTTGCTGGGTCTGTGAGCACTCCATCGATCTTAACCTCGAAATGGCAGTGTGGACCCGTTGACCATCCCGTCGAACCGACAAGCCCAATTTCCTGTCCTTGCGTGACCGTTTGCCCGGCGGCCACTTCCAAGGCACTCATGTGCGCGTACAGTGAAGATATATTGTTTTCGTGCCGTATTATTACGTAGTTGCCATAAGACGAACTGTAAACCGCAACCGTGACCGTCCCGGGCTTAGTTGCAAGAATTGACGAACCGGAAGTTGCGGCAATATCAATGCCCGAATGGAAACGTCTATCTCCATAAATAGGATGAATCCGCCACCCGAAGGGAGATGAAATTGTGGAACTTGATGGTATAGGCCAAAGCCACTCTCCTGAAGCACCGATCACGTTTTGAACATTGGCTTGCATTGCAATGTCTGTGCTCATACCCGTTGCGCTCGTGCCTAATCCCGTTATGGCTACCGCGTTCGACAAAGAGTGACTTCGCAGCACTTCTTGATTAACGGTTGCGGGGGATCCAGTCGTATCGACTCCCGTCGCACTCAATAAGCAAGATAAATCATAATCACAATAAATTATCAAAACCGTATCGCCGATTTTGGGAGTGCCACCAACATAAGGCGTGTCAGGTATAACGGGGTATTCTTGCCACTTGACAGATCCGTCATTGTTTACAATGCGTTCATTGACCAACGGCTTCACGGTAAGCAAATTCGTAGCTGTGTCAATTGCCATTACGTTCCCTATTGAGGCAACTTTCAGGTCTGAAAATATACTTTCTTTGAACTTGTCGAATATTGCCTCCTGACCGCCGATTCTTTGCGGCAGTGTGAACATAGAATCACCTCAATTGAGCGTGTTGCCTAAACTCGACAACAATTCCGGTAAGTTGGTTGTCGACTGCGTGACTGTTGAAATGTCTGCAAACCAATCATTGCCTCTTGTGTCGCCTGTAAATTTAACCGCTATAACACGATACAGTCCTTGTGGGTCAAGTAGCCACGGAGTACTAATGCCCTGTGAGTATGTTCCCACGCTTACAAGCTGTTGCGTTATCAGTTCATTGGATATATGCACAAGACCGTATGGCATGATTTTAGGGTTTAAAAGGCACCTCGCGCTGACACCCTGATTGACTTGCTGTGGATTGCCTATCAAGCCCGATGTTTGGGATAGTTCGACTGCTTCATGCCCCGTTGGCAAGTCATCAGAGCTGTCCGAATATGCTACAACGTAAAGTTCGCCGTTATCAACAAACCATGTGCCGTTGGCTGTCTTGGCAATATCGCTCAAAGTGTTTTTTGCCAAGCCGTGAACCGTCATGCCTTTTGAATAGGTCGTAGTATCGAACACGGGGCTTGCATAGCCCAGTTTAATAGGATTTGTTGCAGTGTTGGCTATGTTTTCAATTATTGCCCTGGCAGTCTGACCTTTTTCGTAACTGAATGAGCAAAATCCCTCGTTGATAAACTGCGTTCCGTCAAGGGCTAGAATTTGCAGCTTGTAATCTGTTCCGCTTTCTTTCCAGCGGTTACACATGAGGATTGTGCCGTCAAATATCTGTCCCCAAAGACCGGTCTTTTCGTCGCCGTATCCAGCATATAAAACAACTCTGTAGCCCTCTTCAAGGATAGAGTTTTCCGTTCCTGCGCTAAGGTTGTAAATGGTAATCTTTGCTGAGTTCGGATAATACAGAGCATAACGCTTAATCTCAAACGTACATCTTAGATTTGACACGTCCAAAGCGTAATCTCCGGCTTGTGCCTCCGCTGTGGTCGAAATATCCGAGTTAGGTGTGCCTGCAACATGATTGTAAACCACCACTCTGTATTTGCGTTTCCAGTTTAACGAGGTTGATTTAACTTGATTTGTAACGGTATAAATGGTATCAGCCATTATATCAACTCCCACTGAAGAACAAAGTTACCTATATTGGTGTCGTCAGCCTGTAGTGCCGAGTCTCCTGTGTTAACCAGATAGACCGAACCGATATTAAGGTACTTGAACTGTGTAAACAAGTCTTGACCTACCAAAAGTGGAATGTTAAGCACGAGGGCATTTTTAGCCTTGTCATAAACGCCCATAATCCAATATCCGGCAATCGTATTGTAGGATAGTTTCAAAAACAAGGTAAGACTTCTTGCATCACCCGGTACAACAACTTTGACTATTTGGTTAGGTCTGTTATCGAGCGCTAATGTCGAAGTCATTTAAATCACCTCAGTTAAACGGATTTGGCGGGACGTATTGTTTGATCGGCATGAATTTTTCTTGTGATTGCGTCTGATCTGTCAATTGCGGATTTATTGAGCCTGTAGCCGGAGTTTGAAAGAATGGAACTCCGGAGGCTGCAATCCCCACATCGACGGCATCGGTTACGATTATCTGCTGCATGGTCACTGTTGCTTTGATTGCATGATGAGTGGTCTTGTCTCGCGTAATGGACAATGACCGTATAATCATGTTTTTCCAAGAGAATACCGCTCCGCTGACACAAGAGTCTATTTGTAAGACCGTTGCATTTTGCCATAGACTGTGCAGGACTTGAAACGCCGAAGCGCTGCGACTGTTCAGAGTGCTAAACTGTCCGCTCACCGTGCTTGCAAGGCAGTCAGACGTACCGACATCAAATGTAATCACAATCGGCTGCTGGTATACATGGTCGTTGATTGAAGCTCCGGACTGTACGGGGTTTTGGGTTATCTGGTTGTCAAATTGGTAATTCTCTTTAAAGATTACATCGAACATATAACCGCCGATAGTCGATTTTATATACGCTAAAGCCATTCAATCACCTCTATCTGTTGACACCTGATACCGATTTGATTAGTGCTAAATTATCAATTGAACTTCCAACCGCGTCGCTCACCGCAGAGCCTATGCTTTGCGGGTCATCCGACACCGTGTACACGTTTACTACAGGGCTGTTGTGTACAGTCAGATTGCCTGTGTTCGCTGTGGTGTAGCTTGATGTATTGGGGGCGTAGTTTGCACCATTGACAAGGCCTGTAGTTGATACGGCGCTTGTCGCGGTGTCTGATGTCCTAAGCCCGAAAACATAGTCAATGCCTTTAACTACGTTTGTCCAATACTTATACCAAGCAGTAGCAATCGGGTCAAACGCTTTTTCAAGGTTATATCCGGCCATTTGTTTCATATAGGAGTTTGCTACCGCAAGTTCTTGTCTGCCCTCTCCCACGTCCGTAGCCCACCGACTGGCCGTTGACTCAAAGTCGGCAGGAAGTTTGAAATTAGACTGGAAATCCTGCAAATCGTTAAACTGCTGACGAAGCGTAGGGTTAAGCGCAATTTCGCTCAAATCTGCTGTGGTTTTACCCATCGCGGTCAATGTGTTATTTAAACGCCATGCCGTCTTTTCGGTTATCCACATCTCTTTCGACATGGTTTCAATGTTGATATTAGACTCAGACAACCCATTGGTTAAGTCTGAAACAGCTTTGCCGATTAGAACTACAGCGGCGATCACCGCGGCAACTATTGCAACGGGAGGAGCTACGGCAGCAGCACCTGCGAG